TATCGCGCAGGATGCACAAGGGGCTCCCCTCGGGAATTAACAGAAAGGATTAGCATGACAGCATCACCGCCACGGGACATTACCGTTGAGGATTTACTCAAGATTATTGGCGACAAGGAAGTGCAGAGTCTGATTATGTGAAATCAGTTTGCGCGGCGGCATGGACAGACGAAGCAAAAGAGACCTATAGAACGATGATGACGAGCTTGCCACACTTACAACCAAGGCCGTAGGAGTAACAATGATTGAAACGCCGACCCTCCCCGACGTAACGATTGAGGACTTACTGAAGATCATAGGCGATAAGGAAGTGCAATTAGCGAGACAGTCCGCGCATATCAAAGCCTTATCCGATAGGATCTTATCAAGTTCGGAAGTAGACGAACCTAGAAAGGCGATCAAACAAGTCAGTGGATAAGCGACTAATCGTTGTGCGTGATTTGAAAGAACTAGGCAAGGTTTTGAATCTGCCAGAAAAAGTCGAAGACCTTGAGTCTGTCGATGAACAGATAGAGATGTTTGATCATGGCAACAGTGGACGGCGATTGGTCAGAGATGAAACGTCTAGTTCTCACTCGGATGGACGAACACCGAGGTAAGCTAGAAGAGTTAGACGATAAGGTTTCCTCTATCAATACGCGACTTGCGATTCTTGCGGACCGCGAAGAGCGCGAGATGGTACTTGCGAAGTCTACGAGTATGAAAACAGCAGGTGTAATAGGAACCGTAGTTTCGGCTATCGTCGCAGGCTTGATCGGTGCGTTTGGCAGTGGCGACTAGACATGGGCTTTGTCTTAGAATGGATCATTGTCTCTATAGGGTTCTTCGGTCTAATTATTGGCGTCGAAATACTTTTCTTGTGGCTTATGGTTGTTGTATTAGATAAGCGTGATCATGGATAAGAGCATCGACGCGGTATTAGAAAACATCCTAACTCGCGAAGGATGGCCTGAGTACACCGTCCACCCGAATGATAAGGGTGGCCCGACAAAGGGCGGCATTACCTTACGTACGTTAGAAGCATGGCGACACAGGCGATGCACTCGCGCAGAGTTACAACGTCTTACAGAGGGCGAAGCGTTAGAGATCTTACAACGTCGTTATGTTGAAACAAACGGGATAGATAAGATCAAATCATTAACGATACAAGCACAAGTTATAGATGATGCCGTACTGAGTGGTCCGCTTATTGCAGTCAAGGATTTACAATCAGCGATAGGGCACATTGCGATAGATGGGATTATCGGAGAGAAGACATTAGCGGGAATGAATACGAAAAGCGAAAAGACACTTACAACAGAAATAGCTATAACAAGAACACTGCGATTAATTCGGCATGTAAGAAACAATCCTGATCAGATAGTCTTCTTAGTAGGTTGGGTACAGCGGTCTCTTTCCTTCTTGCGACAGGCATAGCCCACGCGCGGAATCGTTGCCAGATTCCCTATACCTTAAAACTCTCAGCAACGCAATCCGAATTAAAATACAGGCTTTACTTTTTATTCAAGATGTAGTAGGCGTCGGGCTCGTTTCTCGTCAGATTCAGCCTCGCGTGCAGCCTCCGCTCCCACCTGTAAACCGTTGCAAACAATAGCGTTATGTAATTCGCTTTACTTGTAGTTTAATTCATGTAATAATGATGTTGTTGATGTTCTTTGAAACTGAATAGCAGGACAGCAGGGAACGGGCCTCAACTCGAAACTGCAACGCTGCAAAGGGTAAACGGCGAAGTCAATAGGCTGAGAGCTACTAGCGCAATCGTGAAGAGTCCCATCGGACGAAGCGATAGCAGGGTGCGACACTCAGGTAGCACAGATCGAAACCTTCAAACGAACCCGAACGCTAGACTGCAAGCGTAGCAAAATAAAGCAGAATCCTTACGGTAGCATTCAACGCACTAAGCGCATAATGCTGTATGGCAGGTGAAGGCGATAGGCTACAGGATCGAGGCACTCCATAGAGTGAAGGTCTTACAGTCTCAGGAAGCACAGACTGAGGCGGATAGCTCATATGAGATAGCGTAGTAAGTTAGTTACTCTTACTTACTTCGTTCTTATCATACGACCGAGGAACCTAACGGCGCTAGGTGTTGCGAAGTAGTCAGAACAGTCTCTGCTAGAGACTTGCTAGATGATAGCAACAGCGTATCGCGAAGAACTTCCTATAGTTGAAACGATACGGACTACAGAATAAGACTGCAACGTGAGCGGCGTGAATATGTTGTTCGAGGGTCTGTTGTGGCAGACCCTCTATAGAGCATATTCGCTCTAACTAAGAAAGGCAAGATAATGACAAACGAAGAAATCACTAATCTATTCAATGAAATCATAGCAGAGGAAACACCGATTATGGTTAAGCTAAAAGATGTAACGAAGGGCGAACTTATACGTATAGGAAAGTCTGTCTATGTGAAAGAAGACTACGATAGGACAGAAAAGAAATACATGGTTACTCGGTGGGATGATCATACAGCGTATCGATACGTTAAAGGTTCTAAGGATGTAGAGATAGACTTCACTTTCTAATAAGAAACAAACAAAGAACGAAAGGAACAGACAAATGCGATGGATAAGGCCAACGTCTAGATTAGCTATCTATCTCCGGGATGGGATGGCATGTGCGTGGTGCGGGTTCGCCATAGAAGATGGTGCAGTCCTTACATTAGATCACTGCAAGCCACGTATCAAAGGAGGGACAAACGAACCCTCTAACCTCGTCACCTCTTGCGTCAAGTGCAATTGCTCTCGGCAGGATCGTTCTATGTCTTCGTTTGCAAAGTCTGTGAGTAAGTATTCAATGAGTAATGCGAAAGACATTATCAATCATATAGCAGTGACAAGGAAACAAGATCTAAGTAAGTATCGTAAGGAAGCGAAGGATCTTATGAAGCGCAGAGGGACAGTAGGAACAACCTTAGAGTCTGCTATTGCGCAGATGTAATAGAAAGGAACAAACATGGAAGCAATCAAAGTAAAAGACGTTAGGCGCGGCGAGCTTGTGCGATTCACTGATGAACTCGGACCCGTTCTATATATCAGAGAGGGCTACGATAGAGCAGAGGGTAAGTACTGGCTACAGAAATGGTCTTACATTGCGCCTGATGCGGGAATCTTTTTGGACGGTTCTGAAAAAGTAGAAACGAATATAGAACTTACATTTAACCCGTCTAATAACAATTAAACACACAACAGGGGAACCAACAATGAAACTCTATAGGAACATAGTTCGGATTATCGTTGTATTGCTTCATCTCGTAAGGACTATTGATAGATGGGAGATGGAACTGGGTGAACTGGCAGATCGTATGGATGACTTAGAAGGAACAGTAGAGCGGCTTGAAACGAGAGGCATGGAAGACATAGAAGAAGAAATAGAAACACGCATTGCGACTGGTCTTTCGGACTGTCTGAGGGATGCTGCGATTTCGATCAAACCCTACTAGGAACGAGAAAAGGATCTAACAAATGGATATTTTTATTACAGTAATCTATAGCGACGGCACCCCCACATCCGATGTGGTAACGAATAGAATAGGCGAAACACAAGAAGCCGTTACTAGACTCGCAAGGCCAAACGCAGGGAACCATCTTGCAGACTGTTGGTATGTTCGATTCAATCTTACGGCATGGGACAAGGATGATCTCTTGCTAATGCCTGCGCCCTTCGCTCGGAATCTTTGCGATAGAGATTTCGTGATGCGATTTGAATGTATCCACGACCTAATGGAAGTTCTTCGTATGATGACAGAAGACTACGAACGTGGTAAGTCTAGGATCGAGGGCATAAGATTGAAGCAAGAAGGCATGGTAGAGAATATGTGTTATACGCCTTGGGATGTTTTACAGTATGTGAAAGAAGAGAACCCGAAGCTAGAAGGCTTCCGGGTATGGGAAGTGAATAGGAAACAAAAACTAGAACTAGATCACATACATATCTCATACTCATCTCGCAACGATGACGTGATGGATTATGTCAGTAACGATGATTACGATTGTGCTTTAACCGCTGCGGAGCGTAACTCTACGCTTCGGTAGCCCCTATCACAATGCGCGCAGAATGTATATAGAAAAAGATCAGAAAAGCACACTAGACGTATAGCACACAGAGCGAATAGCGAGAATGCTGCAAGGGGCGCAGAACTGGCCCTCTGCGGCATTTTCTCTTCTCTGCCCATACCCAAGCATTAAAACGTAGACAAAGCGCCCCACAGGGCACGCTAGCAGCCCTGTAGAGGCTATGAGGGTGTCAAGATATGCGGATAACCTACGAAATGATGCACGATAGATGCACGCAATTGAACAGGATCGTTAACGGCTATGGCGGTGGACATATGATGGAAAAGGCAAGCCGTAGGGAGGGCTTACTGCAGGACCAAATAAACCAAGACGAGAGCCCTTACGAGGTAATAGAACAATTAGGATCATGGGCAAACCCAGACGCTAAAGGGCTATACATTCTGAGGAAAGGCCCGTGGAAAGTAGGAAGATTGAAAATGCCAGAATACAAAGTGAAGTGTAAGACGAAGAGAGAAGCTTACTCCATTCTGACTTCTATGGTTGATGCTGCGCTAGCGACTGTTATAACAAACCTGCAAATGCGAAATTTTAGAAAGGAATGGGAAGGGAGAACAACATGAAAGAAGCAAGAAGACTAGGTATAACATTCAACATTACAGTTATCAATAATAAAGGTATGGCGATTAGCAGGACATTCTATTGTGACGTTGGTACTGGCTGTAATGATAGTAACGACTCTATAGATTATATGTTTAGTGTGCTCGCCGAATGGTCCTATTCCTATGAGGGCATAACTGCTATCTATGCAACCTTGCGCGGCGTTATGGAAGTTCTCAGAGAAGATGATGGCACCGTAGAGTTTAGAACGAGGGAATTATCAGAAGACGATAGCAAGCCTAGAGTCTATCCATCCATAAAGCTTTTTAGGCATGACGTGGACGCAATGTATAAATCTGGAAAGTGGTCACCATGCGGACAATGAAATATTTACGCAGTGTAAGGAATTGGAAGTCATACGGTAACAAAGAAACAACGCTAGCACGGAAGCGTAGAGAAGAAGGTGAGGCGTATAGTAGGGTCTTAGGTGAGGCAGGCGGCGAACTGATTGTCTGCGATGATTGCGGGGCTATCCTACATAGCACGGTTCTAGAGAATGAAGCGCACTACAAATACTGTCCGCGTATGCAATGAGAAGGATCATATCTATGCAGGTTATATCTCGGGGTTCTGTTGTATCAATTGCGGATTATTGATAGTCGGTCCGCCGTGGGCGAGAGGCAAGATCTTACCGCCGATTAGAAACAAGGAAACGATTGTAGACAATTTGAAAAGGGTTAGAAATGTTAAGCATAAGAACATGCAACGAAGAAGGAACGCGAAAACGTCACCCGAGCAAGGGATTGCATAGGCTGTTAGAATGGCTCAAGAATCCCAACGCATTCGACGAACGTTACTTGAGCGAACGTATAGGGTCGAAGCACTTGTATCCAACTGCGAATGAATCACTCGCAAGCCGATCAACGGAACGCAGGAAGAGTGTACAGATCGCGCTAAATAAAACCGAAGCACTGAGAACTATTCCGCTCAAGAATGAAAGGCAGGGTAGCAATTAATTACTAATAATTAATTATTAATAATTACTTATATATATATATATATATATTAATTATATATATACACACATGCGCGTAAGGATTCTGTCTCATGGATAGCATAGAAATTATACGTGTAGCACTTGGGATTATTTGCGCGTGGTATGTCATGGAAGTCGCTATCGACGCGATGAAGGAAGACGAATGACGAATAACACTCCAGAGAAGATATCAGATATTTACGTGGCGGCAGATCTTATCAAAGACGTAGCGGAGGGACTAAATACGAAAGGCTTCGCCTGTGAACATTGCGGAACGATGCGGAGGCATTCACTCGTAGAGTATAGGACATCTTCAGAATTGATTCACCTGTCGAAGCGGTTGATAGATTGCGCCGTAAGAATAAAAGAAGGAAAGCTTAAGCGTATGGAATACCCGAAATCAGCGCATCGGTAAATAGAAAGCCCGGAACCCTCCGGGCTTTCTTATTTTAGGAGCAAAATAAATGACACAAGAAAACACTATCAATCAATTCCTATCTGCGCGTAAGGTCTCCACTCCTATCATTGCCATAGAAACACCAGATCAAGGCGCGACGTTTAAGGGTCTATTGAAAGTCTTAGGCACGGCGCGTGTCTATGGATGGGACGCGGTGCAAGGTTTGCGTATCTGTGCGGGTATCGAAGAAGACGAACACGAGGCAGAATGGGAAGTGCTATTAGCGTCTTGCCACGGTGAACATATGGCAACAATGAATCCTACGATAGCGTTGTCCTGTGTTCGTAACATTCGATTAGATTCCTGCGTTGTTATGTTCAACATACAACGTCATTATGATGATCCCGGAGTCGCGCAGGCTATATGGAATCTAAGAGATCTCTATAAGGCGCACGGTAAGACATTGGTCCTGTTGGTCCCGGAGTGTAGGTTACCGAATGAACTTCGGCATGATGTGGTAGTCCTAAGAGAGCCACTTCCAGAGTCGAAAGAATTGGCACCAATGGTTGAGAACTTAGTAGTAAGAGCGAAAGATAGTTGTCCTGATTTCCCCGACTTAGATAGCAAGACGCTAGACGCTGTTACGAGTTCGCTTGCAGGGTTGTCTATGCAACAAGCTGAACAAGTCGCGGCTATGTCGCTCCGTAAGACGGGGATCGATCTAAGCACGCTACGAACGAATCAACGCAGACAAGTAGAACAGACGCCCGGACTTAGTATTGTGCAGTCTGACTCATTGTTCTCTAACTTACACGGTATGGATTCTCTAGTTGGATTCCTGGAATGCGTGATCAAAGGCAAGCGGAAGCCGAAGACATTTGTATTTGTGGATGAGATAGAAAAAGCATTTGCGGGCGCGTTCGGTCTGGGAGATTCCTCCGGGACAAGCCAAGAACAGCATGGGTATATCTTGCAACATATGCAAGATACGAACGCAAGAGGAATCATACTAGTGGGTGGACCGGGTACGGGTAAGAGCGAACTTGCGAAAGCTTCTGGTAACGAAGGAGATTGTTGGACTGTTCAATTAGATCTTGGCGGTATGAAAGGATCGCTTGTCGGCGAGTCTGGTGCTATGACGCGGCGCGCCTTAGATGTGGTAGACGCATTAGGACAAGGCGAGTGTTTCTGGATTGCTACGTGTAACTCTATCGAATCGTTACCGCCCGAGTTACGTCGGCGCTTTTCGTATGGCACGTGGTACGTAGAACAACCGAACGAGGAGTCACGGGCTAATATGTGGCACCAGTATAGGAAGCGTTTTGATTGTATAGACGATAGCAAGCCTGCGTATGCCATCGCGAACTCGTTAGCTTCAGAGTATGAAGGGTGGACAGGCGCAGAGATTAGAACCTGTTGTTCTATGTCTGCTGATCTTGGTATTTCAATATGGGAGGCATCCAAGTACATCTCTCCTGTCTATAGGTCGAATGCGGAATCTATTGCACGTATTGAACAGTTAGCCGCGGGGCGCTTTCTATCTGCGAGGAACGGAGGGTTGTATAAGAATACAAAAGTTGCGGTCCCCGATGGTCTTATAAATCAAGTAACGGGTGAGCGGATTATTTCGATGGACGAAAGCTAGAAAGGAATCAAACAATGTCGCATGTAGCGAATGTAGAAGTAGAGATCAACAGTCTGACATCCTTAGAACAAGCCTGTAAGAATCTCGGGTTGAAATTCAAGAAAGGACAAAAGACTTACAAGTGGTATGGCAAGTTTATGAATGATTGGCATACGCAAGACGCCGCAGTGAACAACGGATATGACCCTGAGACATTCGGGAAGTGTGAACATGCGATCAGCGTGCCTAATGCAGAGTATGAAGTTGGGGTAGTGCTCTCGAAAGGGTCCAAAAGCTATAGGCTTATCTATGACACTTTCGGCAATGGGAAAGAGATAGCGAGGCAGTTAGGCGGGGTTCATTTGCCTATCCTAAAAAGAGAATATGCGGTGGCTGTAGCAACTAAGCAATTAGCGATGAAGGGCTACGGTGTAAGTCGGACAGTTACCAAGGATGGACAAATTAAGATCACGGGGATGAAGGCATGAAAGAAATAAACATTCTTATTGATAGTGATGGAAACATAGAACTCACAACGGAAGGATTCCAAGGGAGTGAATGCAGAGACGAAACACGCGAGCTAGAATGGTCACTTGGAAAGAAGACTGGCGACCAACCAACACGAGAGCATTACATTACAAAGAAAGCGAAAGCGAATCTATATGGCTAAGGAAACGGCATCGGTTCTTATTAGTGCAACGGGTTGTTCTATGACGTTCATTTACAACGATAGTCTAGAGCCGTTGTTGCGCTTGGGTAAGAGTACGGTCCAACGGGTGAGCCATGTTGAACCCTACCAAGATCATAGAACAAAGGAGATGAATGGATGGGTTGCGGATATGTCTCCGGTCAACGGGCCCGAACTTGGACCATATGAATTAAGAGACGAGGCGTTAAACGCAGAACGAGAGTGGCTTAGTAAGTCTTTCAATCTATAGGTAAGTTGTAACAATACGATCTTATAAAGGAAAGAGATCATCATGACTATTGACGAACAAAGTGTGAACACTATTGCAGACCGTGCTGTCTATCTTGTGCTTGATTGGTCTTGCCTTGGGACATGGAAGAGAGTAGAAACGAAGGAAACCACGACAGAGCTTAGAGCATCGAAGCGTTTGATTAAAAGCGATGTGGTGTCGGATTTGAACAAGGTACGAAATAGAACACGAACCGTACTCGCTAAGTATTCGTTAAGCTCTTTGTTCCGTCCGGGCGTCTATGTTGTGCCATTGGAATATATCAAGACGGTAGACGAGACATTGCAATATGAATCGGGACAGTTAGAACTGGCAAGGAAGAAGCTCGTCAGCGAGTGGGACGATATTATTAGCGAGGCAAGAAAGAGACTAGGAGATCTTTTCGACCCACTGGACTATGGTAGCGGGGTTCAGGCATCAGAACGTTTTAGCATGTCGTATAGGTTCATCCCTATTGCGTCAACGCCTGACATTATCAAAAGCGTAGCGGCTGATACGTATAAGGCAGACTTAGAACGTTCACGGCAGGCAGCGGAGAAGGAATTAGAAGCCTTTCGCGAGAGCCTACGGATTACCTTGATCGGCATTATTGAGAACATGCGTGCGAATTTGAATAAGCCAGACGGAGAACGTAGGACATTCGGTAAGCGGTTCTTTAAGAACCTACATGGCTTCATGGATACGTTTGAAAGTAAGAACCTATCAGACGATGGTGAACTCGGCAAGGTTGTTAAGCAATTGAGAGACGTAGCGAATGGCGTAGATGATCGCGTGCTTAAGGTGAGCAGGGACGAACAAAGCGCATTAGATACTACGCTTAAAGGTATTAGCGATTGCGTTGGCAACATGGTGATAGACGAAGGAAGAAAGATTGATCTCTCGGACGTTGCGTAAGCAATAGAGAGACAGGCACGAGTTTGTGTGCCTGTCTCTTTCTTTTTCTGCTCGGGTGACGTTTTTCTTCTTAGAAAGGTCTCGCGTAATGGATAAGAAATTACCCGGTATATTGAACGAGCCTTCTGTAGATCACATCCGAGGCGGTCTTCGTTCTAATGCACCGATGATGGTTGCGAATCCCGAAGGGCATAGGAAAGCATTAGCAGACCATTCGTTTCTGTTCCCTGTTGTTGAAGTCGGGCGCGTCTATGATGGAGACACGCTTATAGACACAGTGTTAGACCTTGGATTTGGTTTGCGTCTTTCTATTTCTTGTCGGCTATATGGGATTAATGCGCCCGAAGTCAGAGGAACCGAACGCGAGGCAGGTCTACGATCGAAGGAATGGCTTGCAACCTATCTTAATAACGCGATCATAGAAGCGAAGCCTATTCATATGCAAACTATACAAAGAGACGGCACACCCGCTGCGACAGGGAAAGAAAAAGGCAAATATGGGCGATGGCTTGTTCGGTTGTGGGTTGGTGGCGAAGACGTGAATGATCGGCTAGTGATTGAAGGATTCGCCGAAGAGAAATCCTATTAGATAGGCAGTTATATGAATGTGCAACAGGTCAAAGAATGGGTGCGGTGGGCGTGGTCTATTGGTGCAACAGCATGTCCGCACCATAAGGGTTGGATTCCGCCGATACCGTCAGACGTAGAACGAGATGCGGGTCCGTTGCGTTCTAACTTAGAACTTCAATTGCTCGCAGAAGTTATTGTGAGAGCCTCTGAAGGACAGACGCATGCAGAGATCTTAGAATGGGTGCAGCGTATCGTTGATCCTCCTCCTAATAGCGGCGGGGCTACTTCTATCTCTGAGTACACTAGAAAGAATGACGGCAATAGAACAATAGAATCACTTAACCATGATTGGAAGAATCCTATAGGCGCATACCTCTATGGTCCGCATTGGTTATTCGCTTCTACGTGGTTGCATTTGAATGAGGATGAACTCGATTCTTATCTAACAAGCGAAGCACAGAAAGATGCTACGCATGTAGTAGTCGCATTGAGCACAGGGCATCGTCCACACTTCAATGAAGTACCGTTCAATTTCTTAGAATCACAAAGGACAAAGGACAGAGTAAGAGACCGATTGCAATATATTATTAATGCAGGTAAGTCACCGTGGGTCTATCTATGCTCGCAGGAATACTTTGTCCAGATGCTAGCCAGTGATCATACTGCGTTCCTTAGATATGCAGAAGAAGCAATAGAGACGGTATCTGATTTGTGTAGCCACGCCACGCCATTTAGAGAGCTAGGTGATATCTATGGAGGTTCGCAATTAAAAGAACGAAGACAAATATATAGAGCAATGAGAAAAGGCGCGAAGCGTGTAGCATTAGCAGTTCACGAACGCGCATTAGAACAAATCCCTCTCAATGACTTAGAGGGTATAGAAGGGAGGACGGTTAGTGCATTGCAGACAGGGTTCCATGTGAAAACGAAAGGAGCGAAATATACAGAGGGTGGACATAACTATAGCGGTTCTATTGAGTTCGCATTAGATAATGCAAGGCGTATGAATTCCTATCAACGGCAAGGGAGACTAGACGATCATTGCTCAGGTGTTTTTGAACACTCCATCCCAAACACAGGAACAGACACGCGGCCTGCATTTACTAAGTATCATCGTTCATTAGAAGAAGCGAAGCGGTATGGTATGGAATTGATACACGCGGGCGTGGCGTTTGATATGTCAGGACTAGGCGCAGCATAAGAGAGGATTACACAATGAATGATTTAGCAATTGTAGAGGCAGAAGGATTAATTCCTGTACCGGGAGCGAAAGAACTAGAAGCTAATGTGCGACGTTATCAAGAAATGCAACATACATTAGATAAGTTACTGCCGAATGAAATAGTAGAGACAGGCAAGGATGGCAAGAAGTATCGCCGCAAAGGTTACTGGAAAGCCATTGCACAAGGGTTCTCACTTAACGTAGAGTTAGTGAAAGAAGAACGGCAGGAATTAACTGACGGAGATTTCGGTTATGTGGTGACTTATAAGGCTACTGACCCGAGAACGAATAGAACATCGGACGGCGACGGCGCATGTTTCGCTAGTGAGAAATCACAAAGACGCGGCGGCATCGGAGGGACAGAGCACAATGTCAGGGCGCATGCTCATACTCGCGCGACGAATAGAGCGATTAGCAACCTTGTCGCCTTTGGAGAGGTCTCGGCAGAAGAGATAGAAAACACAGAACGGGGAGTGCCTGAGACACCCAAAAGAAAACGACAAAAGAAACTACCAGAGGCAACGTTAGAACAGCATGACGGTCCTGAGTTTGTTAAGGACATTACAGCAGGCAGCACATGGAGCAATGGTACAACGGTTCATAAGATCACAACGAACAAGAATAAGTATACGACATTGAAAGATGATCTAGTAGATCTTGCGGAAACAGCATTGCGACAGGAACGCCCTGTGGAGATTGCCTATCAGATTAAGAAAACGAAAAAGAATGCAGATGGCGAGATTCACGAATACAAAGCGATGACGGGTCTATCTCTCCTACAAGAAGAGATAGACGAGACAGAGGTGGACCCTGAAACGAACACGGTACAGGCAAGCGATGCGTTGCCAGTGAAGGACAATACACCAGACGAAGATGAGATCCCATTCTAACGTGATTTGTCCTCATTGCGGGAATGACGATCTGCGTCTTATAGAAAGAACCGCAACGGGCACGGTATCAATTACGTTCGTGTGTATTGTCTGTTCTAAGTCGTGGATTTTTGCTATCATATAGAAGCATTCATTGGGTACGGCAGTGAATGTTCTCTCCGGGAGTGGGGCGTTACGTCTACTTGTGTTTTTGGTATCCCACTGGTAGGCTAACGCCTCGTTCTTTTTCTTCCTAACAACAAAATGTCACCCGAGCGGGGCGGAGCTATGATTAGAGTAACTGAACTCTTGCGATGGAGTGGTGAATCAGAACCAATACCAGATTACCCGCATGTAAGAAGGGCAATGGAAAGAGGGACGGCGGTACATGATATGTCCCTCAACCTTGAGGACCGATTAGATTTGCAGCCTGACAAACCAGTAGAAGACTACATCAACGAATTGCCAGAATGGATTAGAGGCTATGCCAATGCTGTTAGAAGATTCAACGAAGACTACAGGCCGCAGTGGATAGAGAAGGAGCTAAGGAAAGTAGACATAGAGTTAGGCATTAGTGGGTGCCCTGATAGGGTCTGTGTAATAGATGAAAAGGTCTCGCTTATTGATTATAAGACAGGCCATAACTACTCGTGGCATAGGTTGCAGTTAGCCCTATATCAGATCTTAGTTGAACGGGCAGGGATACAAATAGAACAGCGGGTTAACGTGTACCTCTATTCTAGTGGGCGCTATCGCGTGGGCATTCATAACAACATCAAAGACATACACGATGCGTGGTTAATTATTAACAAGTATAAACGTTATAAAGAGAATAAACCGAAGGTTCTAGGGGAGGGTTGCAAGCCATGACAGTAGATATAGAACTAGGGAAAGAAGCAGGCAGGGAGATAGGTCTAGTCTGGAGTAAAGCAGAGGGCTGTATAGAGATTGATAGAGAGATAAGAAGCGAAAAGGAATGTAGGCACGCACAGGAATCTATAGCGGCATACCGTTCTATGCGTGCGGATATGGTCAATGTTTATACGGATATGCTTAGACCGTTGAACGATAAGCGTAATGTTATCTTAAAGTGGAAGAGACTGGATCTAGGTCTTATTGATAATTCAATTTCTGATTTATCGTTGAACCTCACAAATTATACGAATAAGAAGAAAGAAGATAGCGAAGAACGAGCAAGGAAAGCATTAGAGGAGGCGATACGAGAGGGCGAGGATTACAAGGACCGTGTGATTACTGATTGCGAAATAGAAGCGTCACTATTAGAACAAGAGGGACTAGAGAATGAGGCGCATGACGTTAGAGTAAAAGCGGAGAACTTGCGTTCTGTGACACCGATTCCGAACGTAGAATCTAAGGCTACTGAGATAGAGCCTATGCAGAATTCACCAGTCTACGAACGAGAGACGTACCATGTAACGCTAGTTGATCTAGCGGTTCTATTGCATGCTGTGGTAGATGGAAAGGTATCTATTAATGCAATAAAGCCAAATCTTTCGTGGTTGAATTCTAAGGTTCGATTGCACGATGGAAAGCTAGACATTCCGGGTGTAATGACAGAAAAGAAAACTAGCTATATAAGAAAGGCAAGCAAGCATGGTTGATCCTGGCTCACCTTTGTCTGTCCTTACTGATAGGGATCTAGAAGAGGCGGTAATAGGGCAGATAGTAATCCACAAAGCATGGCCGTTCTATTCTGCACTGGGTATGAATGCTGATCATTTCTGGTCAAATGATCATAAACAGATTATTAACATTGCGTCTCGCTTGGTCTCTGAGGGCGTATCGCCTGACCCTGTATTGCTTAGGAAGGGCGGCGCGTCTGCTGTTGCTATATCACAGTGCCTAGGTAATACCGTTCCATTGAGTGAGGTGAACGGCAAGTATATGTTAGATCAATTGCGAGAACTATCACGGGCGCGAAAGATCTACTATGCCTGCCAGGAATTAGAACAAACGTTATCACTAGGGAGTGGGTCTGCAAAGGATGTAGTGAATGAGCACCTCGTATCTGTAGAGAAGATTGTTAGAGAGTCCACAGATACAGGCGTCGTAATGGACGCAGATGCGCAGCATGCCGCAGCGTTACACCTAGCAAAGACTCGGCATAGCGCGCAACGTGTTTGGTTAGGGTTAGAAAAGTTAGATAGCGTAATAGACGGTTTAACCTCGGGCGAAGTTCTCGGGTTAGCCGCGCGTCCTGGTATAGGTAAAACGCTGTGGATGGGGCGGTATATGCGTTCTGTTATGGATTACGAGATGGGCGCGTTAATGTTTTCTTTAGAGATGCCTACCGCGCAGATTGTTACTCGCCTAATTCAACCTGAGTGGGAATGGAATAGAACCAAAGCATTAGATGAAATGAAAGCAAACAAACCAAGCGTAGAAGAGTATAGGGAGAAATTTAAGAACCTGCACATATGCGACAGCGCAGGATTACCAGTTGCCGAAATGGAATCTATAACGATGCGCTTACAACAGCGGCATAAGATAGGCTTAGTTCTTATTGATCATCTAGGGTTAGTTGGTGGGCATAACAATCTGAGACCATACGAAAGAACAAGCGTAAACAGCAGAGAGATTAAAGATCTCGCCAAGCGTTGCAAGGTGCCTGTTGTTGTTGCGTTGCAAGTCTCACGGGAAAGCGGGGGCGATGGCTCTGTACCGCTTTCGTTATCTTCTACTAGGGACTCGGGCGTAACAGAGGAAGTGTGTGATTACCTGATAGGATTACATCGGCCAGATAGAAATAACAATCTTACATCTACGCAACGCTTTGAATTCTCCAATGTAGTTATTGCAAGAGTAATTAAGAACAGGCACGGCGCAGTCGGCGAAGAGGTTGCAGTGCATATAGACCCAGAAACCCTAGAATGGGATGAACGCAAAGATCTGAAATCACCGAGGCGCACAGTTAGAACAAGCTCATAACGTCGCAGTACAGCGCACACAAAGACCCATAGCATAAGTCTGTAGAGCCTAGGATTCTAGGTGTCTGCGTTCTTATGGCTATGGGTCTTTTTTTGTTTGTGCTCTGATTATTTGTATAAAAAAAGTAGCGGAAATTATACGTCCAATGTGCTAACCTTCACTTGTTTGATAGTACGTTTCACGGTTACGGGAGTGCCTAGGCCGAAAGGCTCAATGCGTGCCTTTCTTCCGAAGGGTTCTACGCGACCGATTATTACGGCATCGAACCCTGCGCTTAAGACATGGGAACAAGCGATAAGAAATGTTGCACAACCCTATGCCTATGTGTTTACGACTTCGCCCGTCAGGGTCTCTCTACGGTTCTCTATGCAGAGACCTAAGAACTTTCCGAAGAAGAGATCCCGCAGGCATACGAAACGCCCGGATATAGATAAGCTCTCACGAGCGGCATTAGATGCGCTGACGGGGATCTTATGGGCTGATGATTCACAGGTCTATTCGTTGCACGCGAATAAGATCTACGCACTATCAGACGAAGCACCATCGGTGAAAATTACTGTTACTACTATGGAGGAAATATGAACGATCTTGCGGTAGTTACTCCGTCAGTGTTGCCAGTTGGAAAATTTGAAATAGAAGACTTTGACTTCTCACCCACCTATTTAAAGCCGAGAGATAACTTTGATTTGAATCAGTGGGAACGACTCGGGCAGTTTATTAGACTAACAAATCAAGCGTGCCAATTCTGGTGGGGCGATTGGTTGAACATGGGCGAAGAGTCATTTGGAGAAAAAGCATCGCAAGCATTAGAACCTACAGGATGGGACGTTGATACATTGCAAGTCTATTCTTGGGTCTGTAAGAAAGTGCCTGCTGAGAGTAGGATTACTGGGGTGACGTTTTCTCATTATCAATTGCTTGCGAAGTATCCATTAGAATTTCAACAGGAATGGGCGCAGCGAGTGGTGTCTGAGAATATGTCAGTTAGAGGATTGCGCTACGCATTAAAGGAATTAAAAGAGCCGACTAAGCAGGATCAGCCGTGCATCCTTATACGCTGTAAGAACGATGCTGATGCCGATACGGTAGAGGCATTGCTTCCTGAGAATGTGAAAGACACCTGTGTGATAGAAAGAGTTCGGCGAAAGATGAAGGCGTAGCAATGATGTTCCCGAAGCCAGAGCCGCAGCAGATAGAACGACAAAGAAAGAAATCAGCAGAACGGTACTGGATTCGCAGAGTACGTGAAGAAGTCGAGATACGGGACCGTGGTGTATGTCGAGCCTGCGAACAATTGAATCGCAGGCCCGACAATCTCGGCCTACCTATTCAAATGCACGAATTAGTCTATAGAAGCAAGACACGTGGCAAGCCCATGCACGAACGGTTCAGCACTGAGAACTGCGTCTTACTCTGCGCGACGTGCCATAGAGATCTACACAATAAGAAACTTTCTGTGCATGTAACAAATGAAGCGAAAGGGGCAGACGGAAAGTTAATATTCAAGTTATGGGAATAAATGAGACACCTGAAGACAGAGATAGGCAATCGTTATTCTTTGATTACATAGAACGATGGTCGCCTCGATTAGTAGAACGTGGATTCACGGGGAAGGGGTTAAGTTATGCGAAGCGATTAGATTATATGCTAGTAAGCAACAACGATCACAACCTTTGTGGATGGGCGGAAATCAAGTGTACATTCCGAACAATTGAATCATTACGCAAGGTCTATAGCATTTCTTTATCAAAGGTAGCAGTCGGTCGTTCTTATGTAGCCCTAACAGAGGTTCCTGCATGGCTCTTTGTTTGGTTTACGAAAGATAACAAATTTGGTTACGTAGATCTTTCAAAGGTCAAGACTTCGGCAGGGTTTGTTTACTGGGGCGGGTGGAAAAAGAGAGGGCTACCCGGAGACATGGAACCGATGGTTAGAATTCCCATAGATACGTTCGCTATGCAGGAATGCAACTTGGATTATGAACATCTTACTGACAGGCGCAACCGGAACGCTCGGCAAGGCTATCTTATGTCATGTCTTAAAGAACAATGAGAAGGTTGAGCGTATAGCGGCCTTCGCTCGTTCGGAGTCTAGACTGGCTAGTCTAACTCAGGAGTATGCCTCGCATGATGCCTTTCGGCCATTCCTCGGCGATGTGAGGGACTATGAACGATTAAGGGATGCCTGCGTAGGCATAGATGTAGTAATACATGCTGCGGCTTTGAAACGGGTGGATGATGGGGCATATAACCCGTTAGAAATGCACAAGACAAACGTAGTCGGCAGTTTGAATGTTGCCAATGCTGCGAGAGCCGAAGGCGTTAAGAAAGTTATTCTAATATCCTCTGATAAAGCTGTCGCCGCTATTAATACCTATGGAGGGAGTAAGTATCAAGCGGAGAATTGTCTTAGAGAACTGAACACCCATTCAGCGCCGAGAGGTACTCTTATATCCTGCGTTCGTTACGGGAATGTATTAGCAAGCACGGGGAGCGTTCTTACTATCTGGGAAGGACAACGTAAGCGGCATGAACGCATCTGCGTCACAGACGCTACTATGTCTCGCTTTTGGCTGACCATAGGCGAAGCCGTAGATCATATTTTCAAAACTATAGCGATCATGCGTGGCGGAGAGATTGTTATCCCCGTCTTAAGAAGCGCAACGCTAGATGATCTTGTACGTGCTTATATGTCCTTATTCGGCGATACGTTTGTTCCGTATGATAAGCACATTAGATCTAGCGGCGTTCGGCTCGGTGGTGAGAAGTACCATGAATCATTGCTGAACGATGACGAGATAGGAAGAGCTATTGCGACAAAGGGTCTTATTGTCGTACCGCCTGCGTTGCATTCATGGACTACTCAAGAATGGGAAACGGATCATAGCGTAGTGATCCCGTTATCATATACAAGCAATTATCGTGATTGCTTAAGCTATACACAAAAGGAACTACGTTCGTTATTAGAGCAAGTCCTACCCTCTATCAATGGCTAACAAGACGACAAAGATTGTCGGCATTGTTGGATTAGGATCTATGGGGCAGCGGTACGCGTCGTATTTGAAAGGGTGCAAGGATACGATTGTTATCGGGTGCGATGTAAGACCGGAAGTACATACAGATGATTACGTTTGTGTTGATAGCGTAGAAAATTTATTGAACACCGTAGAACCTGACGTAATGATCATTGCGTCACCCGCAGAGCATCATCTAGAGATCTTATATACCGTTCATGATGCCGTGCCTTCGTGTTCGATTCTTATAGAAAAACCGCTAACCAATAGGCGATTAGAGTTAGAAGATTTCGAGCGGTGCCGCGCCTTTGGTGGGTCTCTTATTGCGGTTGGCTACTGTTGGCGATTCCATCCATACACCAACCATTTGAGACGAGTTAGAAACGGCATACGAAATATTACGTTGTACTCAGGAAGCGATATGCAGACATGGCCCGGACATCACTACGCCGACCCATTGCGTGAATTCAGTCATGAGCTAGATCTTGTGGTGTATCTAACTAAACGCATTACATTAGGAAGTGCAGCGCTGTCGCCGAGCGGGTTATATGTCATGAATGGAGAACACGCACAGGGCAAGTGGGAGGTAAGAATAGCGCCTTTTGTGAAGGATTATGGACGATGGATCAAAGTAGACATGCACGACAAGTCCTCTGTTACTTATCACTGGGACGTAACCAAGGAAACCATTGATGTGATGTATAAGAAACAAGCGAACCAATTAGTGCATGCAAGTAGGGTAAGTCACTTATTATGCCCGCTGTTGTCTGGCTTAGAGACCACGTTATTAGTAGACGAGATAGATGCAAGGATAGAGGGTCAAGAAACATGGTTACCAAAACGCCCTATGTGATAGCCGAGGCAGGTTCTTGTGGAGATAGTAACTTAGACAAGATGATCCAACAGGTAGAAGAGTGCGCGGGCGCGGGTGCCGATGCCGTTAAATTCCAATGGACTTCTAATCCCTTCGCAATGGCGAAGCGCAGAGGGAAAGCATTAAGCGCAGGTTATGCGGGAGTCTATAAGAAATATATTGCATGGCCTGAAGCATGGCACAAAGAGCTTTCTAATAGGTGTAACGAGTTAGACATAGACTATATGTGCGCTGTCTATCTAGAGCAAGATGTAGAAGTAATTGCGCCCTATGTCGCGCATTATAAGATCTCTAGTTTTGAAGCATTAGATAGGTCGCTCTATAGTGCGACAGATAGTTACAGGCGCGAGGGGCAACTTTTATTTGTATCTGTTGGGATGTGTTCGGACAGTGAGATTAGAACGATACAAAGTCACATAGAAGCCAACGCAATACATTATGCTCGTCTATTGTATTGTGTTAGTGCTTACCCTGCGCCGTTAGAGTCATTAGACCTATACAAGATCCAAAGTTTGAACCTTGCGGGGTTCTCAGATCATACGAACCCGAATTACATTACAAGCGGAATGATTGGCTTCCTTTGTGGCGCTGATTATATTGAAGCGCATATGAGATTAGAAACGACGGACACTTCTAATCCTGACTTCAAGCACGCGATGACCTGCGACGAATTAGCAGAGTATATAGGAGAGATTCGCATCGGGGCGTTGTCTCTCGGAGGGAAGCGAAGCGAGCGGTACATAATCAAACTATCAAAAGACTCTCAAAAGATTATGAACAGGAAGGCTGAAGCCGAATCCTTAATGAGCCAGTATAGAGTTTTGAATCGACCGTCTCTAATTGATAGAGGAGGGAAAGAGAGTGCCTAATGTAGCGTTACGACCTGCGATTGCCGAAGACGCCGAGGCTGTCTTCACTTGGCGTAACGATGAAGAAGTAAGAGCGTTGTCGCGTGATTCCAAGCCTGTAGAATGGGACGATCATCTATCATGGTTTTCTAATTGCTTGGTTGGTGCGAATAGCGAGTCGGTATGGATTATAGAATACGAAAACATTTCGATAGGCAGTGGGCGCATAACTAAATATGAAGAAGATGACCGCGCAGAGATTAGTATTGTTTTATCCGAGGAATATAGAGGCAACGGATACGGTAGTGAAGCATTGAAACAATTAGTCCATATCGTCCGCGGAATGGGTCGGTTGCCTGTCGCGTGGGTAAGACCTTCTAATGCACGGTCCCTAGCTGCATTCAAGCGGGCGGGATTTGATTTCGCTAATCAATTATTAGAACTTCATCACAATGAATGAGTATAGCTTACTATCCAGATCATTAGATATCCGACCAAAAGAAAAGCCGTTCGTAAGTGCGGCATTTGATGGATATGTAATGAAGCATAGCGGAGGTTCACGATGGCATGTGAGTAGTTGGATTGATTACTCGTTAGCTTACACAAAGGGCGCAATTGATCGTTCTGTGTTAATCATTTGCGATGATTCTATTGTCGGTGTCTGTCCTGCGGTGCAATGTGGGGAATGTTTGGGCATGGGAGATGACGCCTGTGCGGGACCGCTGTTAGACGCGGATGTTGATATAGAAGCAGTTTGTAATGTGCTCATTTCATATTTCAAGGATTGCGGGATAGGGTCTATTGATTTCCGATGGGATCGTTATCCTTTCGATTGTAGAGCGATCATTGCTCGGATAGCATCGTGCTTCAATGTGAATCAGTATGAATGGGAAACGGCTATCGTGCCCTTGTCTTTGTCGAAAGACGAGCAATTCTTACGTATAAGGAACAGCTATCGTTCTTTAATTACTAAAGCAAAACGTAAGCGTTCTATTGTCTGGGGCACCGCTGCGTTGTTTGAACACTACCGGTATTGCCATCAGTCTGTCGCAAAGCGCCCAAGGCCACCAGAAACATACGAACATCAACGCCGAGCTTTAGAGTCGGGTTCTGCATTCATTGTCGCGGCGACGAATGAAGAACACCCGTATCTAATGGAGTGCTATAAGAAAAACAAGCCAGAGATACGATCTATTCTTGCATGCAATTATGTGATGGTTCACAAAGGGCATGGTTATTATGCAAGCGGACCAAGTATAGAGAAGAATTTACAGCACGCCTTACAGTGGGCGGCAATGGAAATTCTTATGGGTCATTTAGATGGATGTAGTTATGAGCTTGGATGGTTAAAGGGTGACGGCATAGGATTTTTCAAACGCGGCTTTGGTGGGTCTATTGCGTATGTTGATGCGATCAAAGGTAGTTTGTGACTAAGAAGGTGATTGCCATCGTGCAAGCGAGACTAGGAAGTAAGAGGTTTCCTGGTAAGAGCCTCGCTAGTTTTCATGGTTCGCCAATGATCTACTCGGTCTTAGATAGAGCCTGCTCCACCAAAGGCATTGCTCATGTTGTCGCCGCAGTCCCAACAAGAGATACGGCATTGATAGATTCTATTGAGCGTTACGGTAGAGTCTCAGGCAACAGTGTGTCAATTGTGTACGGACCGGAACGTAATGTCTTACTACGGTTTTTTCTTGCCGCTACGACTTATAAGGCTGACGTTATTATGCGTATAACTGGTGATTGTCCGTTATGGGTTCCTCGTGCGGGAGAAGAAGTGCTAGCGGCTTATCTAAGTGACCCTGACAAAAGAGAGTTCTGGTCAAACGATACAAGGAACAGCGGATGGCCTGACGGAACAGATGTGGAAGTCTTCTCTATGTCTCTATTGCGTCGTGCTTGTCGCGCAAGAAAGCTTACAGACGCAGACTTAGAACACGTGACAACATGGATGCGAAGGACATTAGATAGAAAGGTCGGCGTTGTTCATAGAAGCAAGGATCTACTTTCTCATTTGAAATTTTCAGTGGATACGCGCAAGGATTTATTAGATATTTCGACAAGTGAAGCGAAGCGATTAATACAGATCATAGAAGATGGAGGAACAGCACGTGCCAAAGGGAAGAAAGAAGACTTACAAGAGCTTACCGAAAGAAGTTAAGAACCTACTATGCACGGAAGATTATCAACTATTAGCCCGTGCGTTCTATTGTACTCCGGGCGGATCTCAGGCGAATAGTAAGAGACACGGCCATGTCATAGATAGAACATCTCCTGCGTATGCTATTAGAGGTGAAGGTCCGTATATAGAATTATCGAACAAGCGTAGATTGATTGATCTTGCAGGGGCTAATGGGGCTGTTCCGCTTGGGTATGCAGATCCGCAGGTAGAATGCAACGTTCGTTCGCTAGCACAAGAGCAAGGCGGTAGCCTCTCATTGCCATCGCCGCTAGAGATAGCAGCATCGGAGGCTATGATTAAGAATCTTACTGATTCTATGAGCGGCAACCATATGATAACGAACCCACTAGTTAGATGGGTAAGGACAGGGAGTGAGGCGGTAAGTGCTGCGGTCGCTATCGCGCAGGAAGAAACAAAGCGAATCGATGTAGGATGCCTAGAGGGTTCTTATCACGGTTGGCACCCGTGGACACGACAAGCCAAGACATTACCTGCATTCTCATGGTTTAAGAAAGCCAAGACGGACAACGTAATAGAACTATTACGGAGGGAAGATGTTGCTGTTGTGTTGATTGAATCGCCACGATTTGATCCCGTGGATGATTCTTATAAGAAGGCTCTAGCTGTTATCAGAGAGGCATGTAATGCGACAAAGACCTTATTGGCATTCGATGACGTTGTGTTTGGGTTCAGGTTCGCAGAGGGCGGTCTAACTCAAGTATCAAAGGTAAAGCCTGACCTGATTTGCTTTGCCAAGGCATTAGGCAATGGTTATCCTATCGGGTGCGTTGTGGGCCGCGGTGCGCTTATGGACAAGCATAAGTATAGGGTTAGTAGTACGTTCGGCGGAGAAATGACAGGATTAGCCGCAGCGATGGCTGTATTAGAAAAGCACGAGCCTCATGGGATGGTAGGAAGAAACGATTATAGATTATCTGACACGTGCAGAACATTACGAGCCATAGGTGCAAAGCTCATTCTACGATTGCGAGAGGTCTTAGAAGGAACGCCGATTGATGTAGTAGGAAATCCGCAGCATTTCAAGTTTGTGCCTCGCGATAGTGCTTCTGATTCGGCGCATAGAGATCTTATGCTGTTCTGTAATCTTTGTTGGATGTTTAGCGACATAAGGCGCGGCGAATTGGGCGTGTTGATTCATAAGGATGCTAACAATGCAAACCTAGCGATGAATGATGGCGTTATAGATAATATCTGCGAAATCATCACCCGCGCATCTTCCATAGTGAGTAATTCTAACTATGAGTAATAACCCTGATCATATTAAGGACTTAATCGCAGACCCAAAGAATAGGCGTAAGCATACGCCTCGCAATGTGGGTATGATTGTTGATGCACTGCACAAGGTAGGAGCGGGGCGATCTATTGTTATCGATGAAAAGAACGAAATACTCGCAGGGAACGCCACTATAGAGGCCGCAGGCGAGGCGGGTATAACAAAGGTCAAGGTTATAGAAGCAGAGGGTAATGAGATTGTTGCAGTGAAGCGCAGAGGACTAACAGATGCACAAAAGAGAGATCTAGCACTCTATGATAATAGAACGGGCGAGTTAGCCGAGTGGGACGTCGATCAACTCCTACAAGATGTCGAGTCTGGCCTTGATCTCTCTACACTCTTTTCCGATGATGAACTGGAATCGTTAATGAAAGATGCGACCCGTGCCGCACCTGATGAGTTTACTGAAGTCGATGAGGCGCTTCCTGTCGAGCATCATTGTCCTAAGTGCGGATATGAATGGAGCGGAAGTTCGTGAAGATCGTAACGACTTATCGCGTGCCGACTGTATCTTCTATTCGACAGATACCACCGAATGGCTTGAAAGCCGTCTCTACGTTTTCTGGTGGGGGTGGAACATGTTTGGGTATGACCTTGGCTGGCTATGATGTCGTATGGGCGAATGACTGTGACTCGCACGCGCGAGAGACTTATACAGCCAACCTTGGTAAGCCTATTGATGGGCGTCTTCTTAATGATGTGACCGTTGCAGATATTCTGTCCGAGACAGGGCTGAAGGAAGGCGAGCTAGACGTATTTGAAGGGTCGCCACCCTGCACAAAGTTCTCGACGGCAGGACGTCGCTCAAAGGGATGGAATCGTAAAGAGATTCATGCCGGAAGAAAACAAGCCAACACGGAGGATTTATTTTTTGAATGGCTGCGGTTAGCGAAAGGTCTACGTCCCAAGGTTTTTGTGGCCGAGAATGTTGCTGGTCTGGTGAAGGGAGTTTCAAAGGGATATTTTAAAGACATCCTAAAAGAGATGAAGTCATTGGGTTATCAAGTTACGGCACGACTGTGTGATGCACAGTGGTTAGGTGTTCCACAGCGACGCAATCGCATCATTTTCATTGGAGTACGAGATGACATTGGACGAGCGCCTGTTTTTCCTAAACCGTTATTCCGTCAATGGACTGTGCGACAAGCCATAGGCCACCTGTTAACGTCATCATCATTTGCGCTTAAGAATCAGCCGTCAACATTTGATGGGTCGCCTGATTTACCAGGGGCCACTATTGCCGCTTCTGATTTCAGTGGGAGCGAGAAGTCATGGCGTAGGAATATGGTCGAGGTTAGAGGCGACCGCAGCGGATATAGAAAGTTCGCCATCATTACTGATGAACCGTCTACGACCGTCCAGGCTGCCGGGTTGGATAATGGATACCCCACACAGCACACGCTGAAAATAGATTTCAAGGACAGTTATAAGTCTGCACAGCCATCAATGCAGAACGTCGCAGATAAATCATCTCCAACAATCAGAAGCGGTCGTTCTTTTCAGATAGAACAAGAAGTTGAAGTAGAACAAATTGTAGGGAATGGTCAATATAAAACCATCCGACGGCACCTCACGATTCCAGAGGTCAAGCGTCTATGCTCGTTTCCTGATGACTATGTGCTAGACGGGTCGTTTGGAAAGCAATGGATGCGGCTTGGAAATGCCGTGCCGCCCATGATGGCGTACCACATTGCTCGCGCCATTCGGACGGGAATCTTCCGTCGAGGCGTCGGTGGTCGTATATTAGAAGACTAGTTAAGATCCGACGTATTGCCAATCTATTATCGATAGATGGGAAGAATCCACTGGTAGTAAGGCAGAAAAGATCTAAGGTTTATACGTCTAGTGCCTATGAATGCAGACGTTCCAATTACACTAAAAGCCTATAGAGCAGGACTCGCCCATGCCAGAGAGTTAGGACGAATAGCAAAGAACGGTGGCGCGTTCCTCTGGGATAATCCCGAGATCTCACGAGATAGAGCCAAGGCGTGGGCTAAAGGATGGAAAGATACCCACGGACCAAACCCGCGTAGCATTCTCGATGATATGAAACCACTCACTCACAAACAATTAATTGCTAAGATTACACGCCATGAGATTGCTATACTAGGTACACGTGTGCCGTATCCTCGTGAGTAAGAGATAGAGACGGGTATCTATAGTGGACAACAAAAAGAAATCAGGCGGCGATAAGAAGACGCGGGCACCTAAGAAGGGCATCGGTGAGTGGACACCTACGTTTCTAATGGCCATACGTAATATGCCGAACATACGAGTGGCATGCTTGCACGCGGGGGTCTCACGGTCTGAAGCTTACCGATTGCGAAGTGTGAACCCGGAGTTTGAACAGGAATGGGCTGAGGCATGGCAAGATGGATTAGATGCAATAGAAGCGAAGCTCATGGCTCGTGCGATGAAGAGCGATACGATAGCAGCGATTTTCTTATTGAAGAACAGACGCCCGGAGATCTTTGGTGAGAATGTTAACGTGAATGTTAGTGGGTCTCTTACGATTGATGAAGTAAGACAAGGGAACGCACGATTAAATGATAAGCTTGCACAGATAGAGCATGGACTCGGAGAACGAAAGATCGCTGTCAGCAGAGAATAGCTCACCCGCAATGCTAGCGGCGGAAGATTCTAATAGTCGTCAAGCGTTAGAAAGTTTGACGCCATTAGAAGCGACGCTCTTACGCTACCGTTGGCGGTTTTGGGCAAGGCCATCACAGCGGGCTCCAGAGTGGGACTGGGGTATCTGGCTTCTTATGACAGGCCGCGGGTTTGGTAAGACACGGGCAGGCGCGCAATGGGTTATAGAACAAGCACAGACCCCAGGGAATAGGATAGCGATTGTCGGGCGCATTCCTGCTGATGGTCGTGATGTAATGGTCGGCGGTGAGTCTGGGATCTTATCTAACTCGCCACCTGATTTCCTGCCAGAGTATTCTCCAAGTCAAAGACGGTTACGATGGCCGAACAAGTCAGAGGCTAGATTATTCTCTAGTGAGAAACCCGAAGATCTAAGAGGCCCAAACTTTCATTGTGCGTGGGTGGATGAACTTGCGAAGTATGATCATGCGCAAGAAACCTGGGATACCTTAGTCATGGCGGTGCGCCTACCGTCTAATCCTAGGATTGTCGTCACGACAACGCCGCGCCCTATACCGATTATTAAGCAGTTAATAGACGATAAGCATTGTCACGTTACGCATGGGTCTATCTATGAGAACAGAACGAACCTATCGGGGAAATTCTTTGAGCGATTAATCAAACGATATGAAGGCACCTACTTAGGGCAACAAGAGTTAGAAGGATTGTTGATTTCTGACAGACCGGGCGCGTTATGGACGAGAGATCTTATAGAGAAACATCGAATACGCAGCGAGCCGAAAGAGTTAGTGCGAATTGTAATTGCCATCGACCCGCCTGCCACTTCGGGAGAAGGGAGTGCCGAGGCGGGAATCGTGGCAGTAGGATTAGCAGCGGATGGGATGTCTTATGTCTTAGCTGATACAAGCTTACACGGGACGCCTGACGAATGGGGCAGGCAAGCAGTTAGGCTCTATGATAGATACGATGCTGATCAAATAGTGGGTGAGGTTAACAACGGCGGTGAGATGGTAGGGTTTACTGTCAAAGAATGCGCGAAAGCCCTACATAGAGATGGCGAACGAAAGTCGAGCGTTGTTCCGTATGTGCCTGTTAGAGCAAGTAGAGGGAAGTTAACCAGGGCAGAACCGATAGCAGCGCTATATTCCCAGGGTCGAGTTAAACATGTGGGTGTCTTAGCAGAGTTAGAAGATCAATTAACCGCATGGGTTCCGGGTGAGAAATCACCAGATAGATTAGATGCGCTTGTCTGGGCGTTGACATCTCTTATCGTCTATGGGAATACGGACATAGAAACCTGGGGCGGTAATGAACCGAGCGAGGGTAGCGAACACGTACAGTCCACTGCTATCAAAGAGGGCGCATGGTTCCCTCCTGCCTCACGATGGTAAGTGAACGCGGCTATATGCCGACATCAAAGCGTTCTAACTGGGAGACGCCTATGGAATTCTTTGATTACATAGATAGGCAGGTCTGGTATCAATACGGGCAACGCAACGAACATGGCACCACGCGGCAGGGTATTGGTTTTGTAATCCGCCCTATGGCAGAGGGATACGCACATGGATAAGAAAGGGCATAGAAGAACGAGCGGGCGTGTTCTTATTGCCTGCGCGAACTGACGTGCGATGGTTCCATGATTACTTATGGAACGAAGCACAAATGCAACCGAGGGAAGGCATTCATATTCGATTCTTACGTGGGCGGGTTAAGTTTGTGGGGGCTGACGCGAGCGCGCCGTTTCCGTCGATGGTTGCCTATATAGGACGAACGAATGAGAAAGATCGGCGATAAGATAGAAGCCGACGGCAAAACATTCTATGTGGTGTATACGGGAGAGGCTCAGAGTGCGACGCGGACGCAGGGATTAGAACAGCGAGAGAAGCTCTGGGTATGGCCAATTGTTAGTAAGGTTTTTCAATCTAACCCGCATCGGGACTGGACACAATCGGATATCTTGCAATCAGTGAAACGGAAACAACCCAAAGGACAACGACTTGTAGATCGCCATATGATTAACAGTGCTATCCAGTATGAAGTCCGTCGAGATAGGATTATGAAAACGGGTACAGTCAAAGTAATACGAAAGGCAGGCGGCAAGCAATTGTCCACGTATAGATGGGTTGTGAGTTCATAGGGAACGTGTCATAGTTCGTTTATGTCTATCTCATTAGGACAACGCTTATCTATTGCCGGGAAAGCTATCACGGGGATCTTTTCGGACGATAGCGCGAAGCAAGCGCAAGGTCTCTTAGGCGGCATCTTATCGGGTAGCACGGGCGACCCGCCGTATAGGGGCGCATCGAATATCCTTGCGGCATATTCGACGATGCCGTGGTTACGCGCGGTCTCTCAACGAGTAGCCACATCGGTAGCGGCATCAACGACACAATGGCGTCTCTATGCGCCGAAATCAAGGGAACGTAGAGATGTTAGAAGGATACAGCGTGCAGCAGATAGTAAGACACGGCGCGGTCTGATTCGCCATCATAAGGGTTTGGAAGAGTTAGAAAGCCACATCTTACTTGAAGCATTGAACAAAGCGAATTCTTACATGGTAGGGCAGTCGCTTTTCAAACTTACGCAATTGCACTTAGATCTTGTCGGTGAGTCCTTTTGGATTAAGGAACGTAATGCCTTCGGTGCGCCGTATGAATTCTGGCCTGTGCCTCCTGATTGGATAGAAGCGACACCGACACCTGAGAACCGTTCATATCAGGTAAGCTTTGGCGCGTGGCAAGGCGCAGTGCCTGAAACAGAGATCTTATGGATGGCAGATCTCGATCCGTCTAATCCGTACGGTCGCGGGACTGGCATGGCTCGTTCTTTGTCTGATGAATTAGAGACGGACGAATACGCAGCAAAGCATACGCGGCAATTGTTCTTTAATCGCGCGCGGCCCGATATGATTATCTGGCCGAAGTCTCAAGGGGCGCATGACGTAGGATTACAGCAGGACCAAGTAAGAAGGCTCGAAGAACGATGGTTAGATGGGCACCAGGGATTCTGGCGCGCGTTCAAACCCTTCTTTGTGGGCAGGGAGATTCAAGTCCATGAAGTGAATCAGTCATTGCAAGAGTTACAGTTAGTTGAATTGCGTAAGCATGAACGCGATACGATTGTGCAAGTGTTCGGCATCCCTCCTGAACTCTTAGGCATTCTCAATAATAGCAATAGGGCAACAATAGAATCGGCTGATTACTTGTTTAGTCGGTGGGTTATTACGCCGCGTCTGGAGTTCTTACGCGCGCAATTACAAGAACGTTTGATCCCTGAGTATGATGATCGCCTAGTGTTGGATTTTGTCTCGCCTGTGGAAGAAGACAGGGCGCATATGTTAGAAGCGGCAAAGGCTGCGCCGTGGGCGATGAAAGTCGACGAATGGAGAACCTTACAAGGGCAAGAAACATTAGACGATGAAGCAGGACAGGTTCATATGATGCCTATGAACTTAATCCCTGTAAGAACGCCGAGCGTGCCTCCTGCGCCTATACCTGCAACCGTCGCAGGCGAGACACCACCTGAGGGCGACGTTATTACTAATACATGGGATCGAACGATAGCAGTTCTTAAGAGGGCAGGCGATAAGACAGGGCTAGCACAAGCCGAGAAGGAATCCGCATTAGATAGATCGCGATTGCCTGAGATCTGGCAAGAACTCGCAGAGCAGGAGCCTTCTGTTGAACGCATGGTGCGTTTGCATATTCAAAAGATTAGCAAGGGATTGGATAATGACCAATTAGCAAAGCTGAAAACCTTTAGTGAGTTAGAACGGTTGATTGATTTCGAGGGTTGGATTAGAGACTTAGATGACGCGATGCGCCCGCGATGGAAGCGTGCCTATTGGACAGGGTTAGAATTCGCCGCACGTAAGTTAAACATTACGATAGAACGCGGACAGAGGAAGCAGAAACAAGAGCCCGCGATTGTTCCTATCGAGCCGACGTTTGATTTCAATACGGCGAATGCGGCAGCGGTGAACTGGGCAGAAACACGCGGCGGGCAGTTTGTCTATGAGATCAGCGAGTCGACAAAGAAAGCTTTGCGCGTGTCATTATCAAATGCGCTCAAGAACGGTCTGGCTTCTGAGAAGCTAGCCCAGGACATCTTACGTCTAGAGATTGGATTAACAGAACAACAACAAGAAGCCGTAGCACACTACGGCGAGAAATTGAAAGAGTTAGATCCTGAGATTTCCGATGCGAATCTCGTGGGTGCCGTAGATGACTTCAGACAGGCCAAGATTCAATTACGTGCCAATACGATAGCACGGACTGAGTTGGCTATAGCGACGGCGAATGGTAGAGAAGAATTGTGGCGAGAGGCTATCAAACAAGAGGTATTAGATGTCACAGAGTTACGCAAATCTTGGTTAGCGGCAAGCTATGATGTATGCCCTATCTGTACAGGGCTTGCAAACCAAGAGTCTATTCCATTCGATTCATACTGGACTGAAGGGTTTCGTTCTTATCAACGGGAACCCGCGCATCCGAATTGTCGGTGTACTGTAGTGCTTGATGTAGTGGAGGGATAAGAACGATGGGATGGTTAGGTATCGGCGCGAAGCTTTTACCGTATATTGTTGAGGCTGTGGTTTGGGTAGAAAAGTTTATCAAGGCGAAAGGGCAACCGAAGCAGGATGCGGCTGTTCATATGGTGCAATCTATCTTAGGACTAGCGGAACAAGGCGCAGATAAGAACCTGCTTTCTAACCGCGCCGTAGAAGAGGCGACGCGATCTGTCATTGATGCCGTTGTGAAATTAAACAACGTTATTGCATCGAAGGGCGGGAATGAGTAGACCGATAGCACCATATGAACTCAGTCCATCAAATGCTGAGACGGTCATACGAGACGGCAAGGTTATCTTATCCACGCCGAGGAAGAAAGTTGCGATCACAGGCGCAGGGAAATCATTACGCCGTTTACCGTGGTTAGATAGGGACTATGAAATCTGGGGCTTAAACAATTTTTGGAATGCTATGCGAGATCCGCAGGGTCGCTTACGCGCGGATCGATGGTTTGAATTGCACCCGCCTACAGAGGATATACAGGATGAATTCGATATGCAGTGGTTGCGCGAATGTCCTGTGCCTATCTATACGACAGAACCCTTTGATAAGAACCCAAACGCGGTAGTCTTTCCTTTGCAGGAATTATCTATTAAGTATCGCGATTACTTCTCGTGTACGTTTGCCTATCAAATAGCCCTGGCCATAGACGAAGGGTTTGAAGAAATAGCGGTGCATGGATTAGAGCTTGTCCACGGGACACAACGAGAAGCGACGGTAGAACGTGCTTGTGTGGATTGGTGGCTCGGGTATGCCGAAGGTCTCGGAATTACGATAGACATTCCTACGGGCGATCACGTGCTGAAACACTGGGCGCGCTATGGGTTTGATTATTGGCAAGAGGCTAACATTGTTCGGCAATATGTTGGTTCCTTCGTGGATAGGAAGGTTGCGGAATAAAGATAGACAAGGTGAATGATTGCGTGTCATGGTAGCCACTGGGTTGGTGCTAGTGGCCGGGGCATTGGTTCACTTCCTCCGGGCTGATGTCCCGGTCTACTACGCGGGAGATTGAAGTATGAAAAGACCCGAGCAAGAGATTAGTAATCTTACGGAATGGCGCAAGGATGCCGAGGCGGGTACGGCGTCAGATCAAACAATCCTACGTAAGCAATTCTTAGGCGAGGTTGAAATAGCAGAGGGACGACTTGTTAAGTTTGTTATTACGACAGGAGACGCAGATAGGGAGAACGACGTTATTAGCTCACAAGGGTGGGACGTTTCTAACTATCTTAAGAACCCTGTAGTTCTCTTCGCCCATGATTATGATTCGCTTCCCGTGGCACGCGCGATTAGTCTTGAACAAGAAGGCGATACGTTGATCGCTGTTGCGGAATTCGCAAGTGCCGAATTGAATCCTATGGCAGAGCGTGTCTATCAAATGCTCAAACAGGGGTTCTTACGCGGGGCGTCTGTAGGATTTCGCCCTGTAACGTTTGCATACAACGAAGGGCGTGGAGGCGTCGATTTCGCGAAGCAGGAACTCTTGGAATTTTCTATTGTCCCGATTCCCGCGAATGCGTCGGCGTTGATGGCGGCAGGCTTAAAGGAACATGATGCGTCCATCTTAGTTACATGGGCGAAGGATTTACTAAGAGCCTATGACCCGGAAGCCTTAGAAACAAAGGCACCGATTAGTGATCAGTTAGATGATTTCCTAGATGTTATCCGTAAGATGATGAATGACATCAAGGTCTCGGTAAGAGAGACGATTAGAAACGTTGACGAATTTCAAAACACGTTCCAATATACTACGCCGCGTAGCATTGGCGATGATGAACGTATTGCGAAAAAGGATAAGGGTATTGCACCTAAGAACGTCTCAGAAGAAACTGCGCCGATGGATGCGCCGTGGAGAAAGCCATCGCTCGGTGACTATGTGGACCAACCGTGGGATGACTTAGATAGTGGAGAACGGAAACGAATAGCGGGCCACTATGCGTGGGCAACGAGTGCAGAGCCAGAGGCGTTCGGAGAAATGAAACTCCCGCATCATAGGCCAGAGGATGGCTACGTTGTATGGCGTGGCGTTGTGGCAGCGTCGGGGCGATTAGATCAAACTGATTTCCCATCTGCTGACATGGAAGCGGTCAAGAACCATCTAGCAAAGCATTTCCGCGAGTTTGATAGAGAGCCACCGTGGGAACGTGATTCGGCTTCATGGTCGGCGTTTGTTAAGGCGAGAAAGAGACGCGAACAAAAGTCTAACACGCCGATCAAAGACATAGAGCTTGCGGCTTTGTTGCATGATTATGGATTTGAAGATGAGGCAGTCGGCCTAGTTATGGGAGACGCGACGAGCGATGTGCAATCACATTCGTGGGCTGATGCCTATCAAGCACAAATGCTTAGCGCCTTACAACGTATTGAGGGACGTTTGAAAGAAACAAGTGTGCAGGCTTTACAGGAGGTGCAACCAAGAACCGAGGGATTAGATAAAACGGAGTTAGACGCGCATGATTTCGTATTAGAACTCGATGATCACTCGGATGACTTGGTAGAGATAGACTCTGCGGATCTGGTGGGGGCGATGCGTTCCGCATTGCGCGATTCTGTAGGCACCGTCGTGGGGGCGGAAATGAAATCCGCTATCAATGCCCTACGCGGACGACTCGATTGATAGTGGGAGAATGATAATGAGCAGAGGTATGACGAAGGATGAACTCGCAGATTTCGTTAAGAACGTATCATTGCCGTTGATCAAAGATCAGCTTGGCAGCGATCTATCTAACATCGTGAGAGAAAACGTTGAGAAGATGGCAGCGGATCAAAGTGGTCCGTGGGCGTCGAAGTGGGCGCATCGTCTATCTAATGATAAGCCTGTAACTGAACGTCCCAAGGGCGAAGCCTTTGGACGTGTTGTCCGCGCGATGGCAGCGGCGAAAATGAATAAGCTTGGCGGTGAGGGCACCGTTGAGATTCTTAGAGGATGGGGCGACAATGATCTTGCTGACGCGCTATCATCGGCGAGGTCTAAGGCACTGGCAGCAGGTGACGCGACGGCAGGCGGGTTCCTTGTTCCTACGCAGTTTTCTAACGAAGTAATTGAACTGTTGCGGGCGCAGAGCGTAGTAAGAAGGCTCGGCGCGAGAACCGTGCAGATGCCAACGGGGACGTTGAAGTATCCGAAAATTGCCACGGGCGCAAGTGCGGCCTATGTTGGTGAGAACGTGAACATTTCTAAGTCCGAAGAAACTTTCGGGCAGGTAACATTGACCTTTAAGAAGTTGGCAGTTATGACGCCAATTTCTAATGATCTCTTACGTTATAGCTCGCCGTCTGCTGATGCGATGGTCAGAGATGATCTCGTCTCTTCTATGGCAACGAAAGAGGATTCCTCGTTCATTCGCGGTAATGGGACAGACGCCACGCCAAAGGGTCTATTGAATTGGTGCGTAGCTGATCAAAAGATTGCCGCGAATGGCACTGTCAATCTGGCGAATATCACGGATGATCTCGGGCAATTGGTAGTCAAACTCAAAGAGGCGAATATTCCTATGATTTCGCCAGGATGGATTATGGCACCACGGACCGAACAGAAACTTGCCACTATCCAGAATGCGAATGGCGTGTTTGCATTTAGAGACGAAGTTATTCAGGGAACGCTGTGGGGTTGGCCTGTTGGCGTAACGACCAATGTTCCTATCACGCTAGATACTACGGGCGCAGGGAATGATAACGAATCAGAAGTCTACCTCGTAGACTTTGCCCAGGTTCTTATTGGTGAGTCGCAGAACCTATTAGTAGACTCTTCGCAGGAAGCGGCCTATCACGACGGGTCTAATGTGCAGGCGGCTTTCAGCTTGGATCAAACTGTGGTTCGTGCGATTGCTGAGCATGATCTTGGCATGCGGCATGACAAGGCTGTCTCGATTCTTACCGGGGTAACGTGGACACCCTAAGTGAGATAGATAAGGGCTATTACTTTTCTTAGCGAGGTAGGGATATGATTACGAGAGATGTGGCACAGATTCGACCGATTGCCGCTGTTGACGTGGAGACCTATGATGCGTCTTGCGGCAGCAACGATGGAACGACTGGCAATGAAGTAAAGGGGCGTATTATTGATAGGCTCGGACTCGGACGTTCTTATACGTCCGCGTTACTCCATGCTCATGGATGGGGAGACATTGGTACAAGTACGGCAAGCGGCACAAAGTTTATGACCGTCGGCGCGAGGTTGCTACATAGCAGCACGACGTGTTCTGATGACTTTGATGAACTCTCGACAGGCAATAGACCTTCTAACGAAGCGCTATTTCTTACTGGGAATACCACGTCAACGCTTGCCTCGGGTTTCATGGCTACGTCTACGAGTGTAGGAACCTTTGGCGTCTTTACCGCTACGGCCACAGGGTCGGCGGCGGGCGATTCGTTTGGCTTCTACGATCTAACTGGGGCGCAGCGATTCATACAGGCAGCATTGTTATGGAATACGAATGCTTCTAGCTCTGGTGGCAGTGTCCTAGAAGCAGGCGTAGACCTTGGGTTTGGTGCGGTGGATGAAGTGCCACATCAAACGACGAGCACGGCAGCAGTCTATGTGACGACGTGTAATGACGCATAAGCATTGGCATGGCTCTTATAACAGTCGAGGTAATAGGCAAACCGCTTATCTTACAGGGACGTGTTACGTTTCAAGTAGGCGAACGGTTTGGTTTAGACTCACACTGTAAAGAGTTCAAGGATATGATAGAGCGGGGATGGGTTCGTATCTGCCCATCTCCGCCTTCTATAACTGCGCTTACCAACCCAGTAGGCGATAAGCAGATCACAAGAAAGAAAACGCGGAGGAAGGGATTGCATGTCTAGCCATCTAACAGCGAAAGAAGCCGAACCCGGATCTGGGGTACAGTTTGATCATGCTGCGGAGAAGGATTATCAAATAGAAATTGTCGATAAGATAGAGGGCCGACTCAAGTGTACGCCGAAGCGAGAGAAGGTAGCGATCATAGGCTTTGCTACGTCGAGTAGAGACCTTGCGCCCTTTGATGATCCGTCTTATGAGATATGGACATTAAACCAATTGTATCGGCATGTTCCGAGGGCTACTCGGCATTTCGACATTCATTGCAACTGGGAAGAGGATAACGTCGAAGGCACTGATCATAGAGGATGGATACGAGAGGCACCGATTCCTACCTATATGATAGAGGCTCACGATGATCTCCCGAACGCGGTGCGCTTTCCTATTGAGAAGGTAATCAAAGACGCAGGCATAGATTACTTCACAAGCACCGTCGCCTTTGAAGTTGGATTAGCTCTCTATGAGGGATTCAAGGAGATTTCCTTATACGGTATTGACCTTATCGTAGGCACTGAGTATTCGGTACAGAAAGCCTGTCTAGAATTTTGGTTAGGGATTGCCCATGCGCGAGGCGTGAATGTGCGTATCCCGGAACAGAGCGCATTGTTACATCAGTCTTATCGGTACGGGTATGAACAGGAACCGGATTGGGGACCGCTGCAAATGGTAGAAGTATCAAAGCGCATAGACCATCTAAGTAACGAACGGAATAAGCAAATGGCATTGATTAATGCGTTAGACGGCGCACTTGCCGAAGATGATAGATGGTTTGTTAAGAAGATAAATGGGATAACACCCGAAGAACGCATTAAGACTTTGAACGGCCAGAGAGGGCAGGCGATGGCGTCATTGGCAACGATAGATGGCGCGATCCAAGAAACCACCTATTGGCGGGATCTCTATACGTTACGCGGTCGCGGTGCGGCTGTTAATCCTATGGTCTAACTATGATCTCTGTCTGTACGAGTAGCACCGATGAACAATTAGCGGCGCTCGGGGATCTTATGATGGTTCTTGGCGTCACGGCGTCGTCGTCCGGGATGGACCTTGCACTTACACAGGCGTCCGATTGGACTACGCGATTTGTAGGGTATGACCTTCGGCGGCAGGTATATGAAGAGACCGTGGCGAGTTATGGTTCGCAACGTCTTATGTTAAGTCAAACGCCCATACGATCTGTGCAACGTTTCTTCAATTCGACAAGTACGGCTGATGCGACAGAGTTTGAATCGAGCGAATATCGTGTATCTGATAAGGAAGCGGGTTTCATACAAAGAGATCAAGGATATGAATGGACAGCACAACGGCGATGGGACTTAGGCAGTTATGTTGTTCCGAATAGCGAAACGCGCCCGTGGCTTGTAGTCTACGAAGCGGGTTATCAAATAGGAGAAACAAGTTCAACTAGTGACAAGTGGGCAACAACGAGTACGTCTAATTCCTTGCCACCGACAATAGAACGCGCAGTCCTCTTGCGCGCGGCGGAAATGTATCAAGGATCGGCGGGCGTTAAGCAATTGAAAGTTGGCCCGCTCTCGGTTACATACTCAAGCGAATCAGCAGATGGTAACTCGGACAGCCCATCTGCCTTACTTAGACCATTCATGCGGATTGATTGATATGTTTAACGTGAATATATTTTCTCCGCTAATGAAACAAAGTGTCACGGTGGAACCGTTTCAAAGCTACGATAGCTATGGGTCGCCGAGCTATGGGACGGCTGTAGAATACGAGGGCGCGGTAGTAGGAAAGACGGAGAAGATTATCGGCGCTGATGGGCAAGAGGTTCTTAGTCGTCAGACGGTCTATCTAAAGTCAGACGCCGCGTTACGTCCATCCGATAGGATTACGTTATCAACGGGCGATATAGGTTCAACGGAAAGCTATGCGATTAATCCCGAGATCTTATCTATCGGTCGTTTCCCATTTGGAAGATCGCAAGGATGCACAGTTGTCTACCTTAAATAATTACTATGCCGCTTTATAAGATCTCAGACATGGCAAGCAAGGTTCTCGCGCAGTGTGCGAAGGATTACGGTATGAATAAATCTGAAGCCCTTGCGTGGTTAATACGAGAGACAGCCTCGCCTACCGTGCCGAAGCGCGGCAAGGTAAGTAGAACGGAAAGCATTGAATTGTTCTTAAGTGCCGAAGAAACAAAGATAGTTGAGGCGCTAGCACATACTTATGATTGCACGCCGTCAGCAGTCATAGAAGCGTATCTACAGCGCGCCGCGGGATAAGAACATGCCAGAGGTTCATGTTGAAGATATGTTATCTCGTCGCTTGCGCGCCCTAGCGAAGCAGGCACCGAAGTTTGCCGCGCAAGCACTGAACAAAGAAGCTATCAAGGCTATGAGGGTTTCTGCACAATTGGTTCCGGTTTCACCTAATGGGGGAACATTGCGGCGGAGTAGGAAAGTCCACCATGCTAAGCCGCCAGAGTTGAAAGCGATGCTTACGTATGGGACTGAGTACGCTATCTATGTGCATGAGATTCCGTCGCCGCCTGCCAAGTCTCCGAAAGGCCGAAGCGCAAGGCATCATCCTCCGACGCAGTGGAAATACTTAGAACAGCCGATCCAAGAAGCTGCGGTCGGATTCCGTGGACGTGTGGCGACTGACATTGAACGTCGTATTAAGAAGTGGGCGAGCCGATTAGATAAGGGCTCTAAGAAGTAGACACATGCTGCTTGATGATATTGCGGATCTCTTATCGACGGGTGGCGTTACCACGACCATCTATAAGGGATTTATGCCTGAGAAACCTGACACGGCGATCTTACTTACGGAGACGGGCGGGCAAGGTCCGATTCACGCGATGTCCACAGGACCGGGACAGGCAAAGTTAGAGGTCGCAGGCTTGCAGGTTCTCGGGCGTTCGGCAAGTTATCAAACTGCAAGAACGAACATGCAGTCCGTTATGAATCTTTTAGACGGTTTGAATGAACGAACAATTAACGCCACGCGCTATTCATATGTTGCAGCGCAACAGGTTCCGTTTTCTATTGGCCACGATGGCGCGGCGAGGTCAATGCTCTCGGTCAATTTCCTTGCTTGGAAGGACTTATCCACGGGGTAGTCATGGCGACAGTAATCTATAACGATGCCAAGTTCTTTTTAGGCGGGTACAATCTAAGCGCCGACCACAACGAAATCGGACTAGAGTATTCGTCTGAGATGTTAGATGTTACGACAATGGGCGATGATACGCGCATTAGAAAAGGCGGGCTAGAAAGTGCGACGGTGAATGGTTCTGGCTTCTGGAATAGCGGCACAGGAAACGCGGGCGAGGCGTTGTTTGGTCTATTAGGTAAGAATCAAAAGATTCTGACTTTGTTCCCTGATGGGATTGTTGAAGGAACATCAACGCTAAAAGGCTACGCGATGAAGTCGGTGCTCGCGGAGTATAACATAGGAAATTCTGTAGGGTCGATGCTGACGTTTGATCTTACTGCCGAAAGTGCGGGGACTGATTAGGAGTATAGGAATGGCAATTATTAGATCGGTTCCCCTGAAGGACGCGACGGCTACGGCACTAACATCATGCGGAGTAGGAACAGCCTATGATGTCGGGGCAGTAACGGCAGGCGAAAAGCTCTATGGTGGATTGCATGTTTTATCATCATCCACGGGCGGAATCACCGTTAGAATTCAAGGCTCGTCTTCTAGTGGATTTGGTGCGGGAAAGTTTACGAGTCATATTTCATTCTCTGCACAAACGTCGTTAGGTGGGCAGTGGGCGACTCCGCTAAGCACAGGGTCGGTAACGTCGACGCATCGTCAGTTCTGGCGTGCTGAGTGGGGTATGACAACAAGCGGGGAATCTTATAAGGTTCTCCCGTGGATGGGAATCCAGTAAGTTAGAGAGGGCTATTATGGCAACGCTTGTGTATACGAATGCAAAGGTAGAGATCAACGGGACGGATCTATCTTCGCACGCTTCAGAAGTGACTTTGAATTATGCGTCAGAAATGCAAGACGAGACCGCGATGGGCGATGATACCCGAGTTAGAAAAGGGGGGCTAAAGGATTGGTCTGTCGATGTAACATGGCATCAGGACTTCGCGGCGGGTAAGGTTGATGCTACGCTATTCTCGCTTGTGGGCACGACGGTCTGCGTTGAACTTAGACCACAGAACATTTGTTCAACGGCGATCAATCCTATATTTAGCGGGATCGGTGTAATTGAAAGTTATCACCCGATGAGCGGAACGGTAGGCGCATTACTTGACGCGCCGACGGCTATCCAATCAGCAGGAACACTAGCACGGGCGACCGCTGCGACGTAGCGTGTGAGAGCGACAGGCTATAGCGGGGAATTGAAACACCGCTATCAAATAGCGGCGAGGGTCGGATCGTGGTCTGTGGAACCTGTGACTGGATCATCTGGTCATAGTTTCCATGTTTCTATGAAAGTGTTAGAAGTTATAGATCCGTGGTTTTCATACAAGCCCTTAGATCTTTATCTTACGTTCGGGGCATCGGTCTGGGTGTGGCATGATGTAGATCTTAGCGTGCAAACTAAAAATGCTACACCCGCCGAATCGTTACACGCTGAACTGTTGCACCCACCCACAATCGAACAACGGAGGGAATAACCTATGCCTAGTCCGTGGACAGTCTCACCCGAAGAAACAAAGATCGATCTAACATGGAAAGATGAAGAGATAGATAGAGAGTTTTGGATCAAGGTAAAGAAGCGCCTGAGTATTGGCGAGAGTCGTAGCACGATGAAATCTATCAGCCGTGTAAGAAGTATCTTACCGGGGCAAGGGCAAGAGGCTGAACGGCCAGAGGCGCAATTTGATTGGACAGAGTATTCATTTGCGCGTGCTATGACGTATCTATTAGATTGGTCCTTTGCCGATGATAACGGAAATAAGATCCCATTAAAACGAAGCACAATAGAAAGCTTACATCCTGCGCTGTTCGATGTTATTGATACGGCTATCAATGATCACGATGTTAGTCTAGCAACGAATGAATCAAAAAAAACAAAGAGTTCTGGCAAATCGCCCAAAACGACATAGCGATTATGAAACGTATGAATTGGTCGTGGCCTGAGTATTGCGCGTTACCGATTACTTATTTGCCGCCGTTGATTGATTACATTAAACAGTGCGATAACGAACAGCGCAGACAGGCTCGGGCACGTAGACGGTAGAGGGTTCTTATGGCGACGAATGTAGGACATATCGAGGCGATCTTAGAACTTAAGAATCGTATGTCCGCTCAGTTAGATAAGGCTTCGACCGATGTTAAACGATTCAAAGGCAGCTTAGATAAGCTATCAGAGGTTTCGGTGCAAGTCGGTGCGGCTCTTACCGCAGGTATAACCGTGCCCTTAACAGGGATAGCGGTCCAAGCGGTCAAGACGTTTGCTGCCTTTGAAGGCGAGATGCAATCCGTCCGCGCAGTAGTGGGAGATATTACAGAGAAGGAATTTGCGGCATTAGAAGACAAGGCCCAAGATATGGGCGCGACTACGGTATTCACAGCGGCGCAATCAGCCGAGGCGATGCGGGCGTTTGCGTTGGCGGGCTTTGAATCTAACGAAATCATGTCGGCGCTAGAGTCGACTTTGAATATGGCGATGGCCGCAGAGATAGGTGTAGGAAGGGCGGCGAGTATTTCTGCGGGGATTATTCGTGGGTTCGGATTTGAAGCAAGAGACTCCGGGCGCGCTATGGACGTTCTTACTGCGGCCTTCACAAATGCAAATACGGAAGTCACAGGATTAGGTGATGCGTTTAAGTTTGTTGGTCCCATAGCAAAGAATCTCGGGCTTTCATTTGAAACAACAACAGCCGCATTACAAATAATGGCGAATGCCAATATCAAAGCAGGGATAGCGGGAAGAGCGTTCAGGATGGCATTACTTCGCCTTGTTGCTCCGCCAAAGGAGGCATCTGATGCCCTCGCTCAATTAGGTGTAGCGGCGACAGACGCAGAGGGACGATTGTTACCGTTTGATAAGATCATCCAACAACTAGAACCGCATTTGAAAGAGACTGCCGAGATGTCTGCGATCTTCGGCACTGAGTCACTTACGCCAATGATTGAGGTAGTCCGAGCAGGGGCCGTGTCGTTGCGAGAGATGACCAGGGAATTAGAAGGTGCCGGAGGGACAGCGCAGCGCACAGCGGATACGATGAAAAAGAGTGTGAATAATCAATTCATACTTATGAAAAGTGCAATTGATGGAGTCTTTACGGCTATTGGTCAAGAGTTAGAACCTGTGCTTCGGTCTCTCATGAAGGCAGGAACAGCACTTGCGGGATTAGTTAATACGCAATTGATAGGCGGATTCAAAGCATTGAGCCCCACGTCGAAGATCCTTGTGGGTGCTTTCTTAGCAATGGCAGCGGCAGCGGGCCCGGTATTGCTTGCCGTGAAGGGTATAGGTCTTGCGTTGGCTTTCATTGGACCTGCACTCCTAGCGGTGGGTGCAGCGGTAACGTCACCACTGACAGCGTTTGTCGCACTCGGGGCAATTCTTACAACTATATTGTTACAGAATGAAACCTTTGTCGAATTGCTGAAAGCGCAAACACGTTTCTTATTCGCTCTCGGGCGTGGTGTGGTGTTCCTTGTCGGGCTGTTTGTTGATGCCTTCCTTGTCACGATTAAAGAAGTCGTCGATAGCTTGATAGGATTCTTAGACATTGGCGGTGATGTCACCTCGTGGATTCAAAGTGTAACGGGATGGTTTAATAAGGGCGCTGATGTTCTTATGAATTACTCGGAAAGCACAGAGGACACGAGTGCTGCATTAGAGGATGTTGCGCCCGCCGCTGATGAGGCGACGGATTCAATTACAGACTTAACCGATGGGATAGTGGGAAGCATTCCACCAATAGAAGAAACATTAGAAAACTGGGAAAAGATGGCGCGCGTGTGGAAGGATGGCGCGATCCCGGAAGCGAACGACATGGTGCGGGCTCTCGCCGCGGTTGGCGGAGTGACACGCTTGAGCGAAGAGGAACAACGATCACTCAATTCTACGTTAGATAAGGCTATAGAAAAGTATGCGTTGCTCGGCAAGGCTATTCCTGACGATATCCTTTCCGCATGGGTAGAGACGTTACAGGCTCCTGAGCTTGTAGATCCCTCGGTAGGCATGGGCGTCTTTGATAAGTTAGCAGAGCCGCCGAGCTTGGCTGACATGCCGGGATGGTTTGAATTAGGCGGACAGATATATGAAGAGTTAGATCTTGGATTTGTAACAGCAGTGCCGTCTGGTGGATTGTTTGCGGGCGCGACGTTAGAACCGCCGCCTGACTTCCCAGAACATATGTACACGACGGGAAAACGGATAGGGAATAATCTTACGAAAGGATTTATAGACACACTTGTCGCAGTGCCACAGACAGTCCTTGATGCCTTTACAGGTGGCGGTGGCGTAATGGGCGCTATGCAGGGCATAGGGTCTATGTTCGGCGCTACGATTGGAGAAGGAATCGGTAGCGGTATAGGCAAGCGATTCTCTGAAGGATCAGGATTAAAGAAAGCATTCGGCGAAATGCTTGGTCCTGTCTTAGGTGCGGTCGGGGCGTTAGCGGGCCCGCTTATTGGAAAATTAAAGAAGTTATTCAGTGGGCAAACAACAACAGAACGAATCAAAGAGGCTGTATCTATACACTGGGGCAAAGCGATTAGTGACGGACTAAGAGATAGCATGGCGGCGACTGCCGACGAGATAGGGTCTGACTGGGGCGGTATGATGATGCACCTGTCCGAACTCTTTGAAGAGGCGGGCGGCGTGATGGCGTTCGGCTTAGATGAAGCGATAAGAAAGACAAGGGACTTCTTTTCTGCCGTTGAGCAAGGTGTTCTTACTACCGAGCAAGCCTCTACGTCCTTCGGTGAATCGTTTGCGCTTATCTCGCAGGCGATGATAGATAGTGGTGAAGTCGCTACGAAAGAGTTCAGAGAGCTTATAGAACTATACAAGGAATTCGGATTTGAATCTGCCGAGGTCTTAGAATTCATACATGGTCAGAGCGAACGAGTTTTCAAAGGCTTAGAAGCGATGATCAAACCTGTTGCCGAAGAGGTTGCGGGACTAACGGGAGAATTCAAAGACAATGAGTTTGTAATAAACCATGCCCTGGATAGGAACGGCGAGTCACTAAGGTCATTTGCCGTCGTCGCGGCAGGCGCTTTCGGCGCAGCGATTGAGGCGGGCGTTGGCTTCACAGAAGCGGCACGCATGGCAGAACCAAGTATTAGTGCGTTAGACACGGCATTTTCTGACCTTGGCATAACAAGCGGCAGTGTCGCCTTTGATCATCTGAGTCGGTGGAATGGACTTATCTTACAGAACGAAGATCTTATTACGGGCGTCGAAGCTTTTGATGATGTTCTTATTGGCCTATCACATACCGGTGGACTGACGGGCGAGTCTCTCGCGGCGATGGGTCAGCTAGGCACGGACCAATTCCGTCGACTTATCGAAGCGGGATTTACCGAGCAAGAAGCGTTGCTCTTAATGGGCGACAATGTTTTCGCTCTCGCTAGAGCGTATGAAGAGTTAGGACTTCCAATAGACGAAGATACGCAAAAGCTCTTAGACATGGCGATTGCGAATGGGCAGATTGATCCCGGTGAACAGATAGAGGGATGGGAACTTGTTGCTCAAGCGATAAGAGATCTTGGCACTTTGATAGAGGGATTAGTTACTAAGATACAAACTGTTCCCGACGCTGACGTAGATGTTCGCTATGATGATCCGGGACATACGCCGAATGTTCCTACTCACGTTAACGTGGAGATTGATTATAAGGGTCGACGCACTGGTTCACATCCCACAGGCGTAGGCGGGCAAGAGTGGGAAATGTTCAGGCATGGTGGCGTTGGTGATTTCGGCACAGGAACGCTTGCGATGCTACATGGGCAAGAAGCAGTGATTCCATTAGAAGGCGGAAGCGTGCCAGTTGACATATTAGATAGACAAGAGGGAGACGGAGAAAGTGAAACGATAGCGGAATTACAATCAATACGAGTAGAGTTAGAACAGTTACCGTTACATATTCGCGATGCCCTTCTCACTAGTGAATAGGAGATGCCTACCGTTACACCGACCGTTTCGTTAAACGTCTATTTTTCTGGCATCGGATCGTCTTCGACCGATATCGCTGCTGACGTTATGTTAGGCGTTGCGCCGTTGCGCGGCACGTATGGAATAGGCGGCAGCGGTCCACTTGCACGTATCGCGCAGACTGGGGTTCTTACCTTTGCCTTAAACAACAGCGTGTCTAATAGCGGCGGGGTTCAAGGCTACTATAGTCCCGGGCATGTTGACGCACGCGCAAACTGGGATCTTGGTCTTATCATATCGGTTACGTTTTCGTATAGTGGAACAAACTATATTAAGTTCATCGGCACCCTTTCATCTATCAAACCAGACGCGGGCGCTTATCAACGGCAGGCGGTCTTATGTACGGTCGTTGATTGGATGGATGAAGCCGCGCGCAGCAAGGTCAAAGCAATTGCAGTTCAAACAGGGCAACGCTCTGACCAATTAGTTTCCACGATTGTATCGAATGCCGTAGGACGGCAACCAATAGCAACAAGTTATCAAACAGGCAAAAGCACCTTTGACTACGCATTAGATAATCTGCGCGACAATTCGACAACGGTGATGCGTGCCTTGTCTGATGTTGTGATGTCAGAGATGGGCTATTTGTATGTTAAGGGCACCACAGACGCCGCAGGTGCAAAGGGCGGACAATTAGTTTTTGAAAACAGAGAAACACGTCCGATCAAAGGCGATGCTGATCATACCTTTTCTAATGACATGGTACGGTTTGATGTGCAGCGCAGTCGGGCTGACATTATTAATCGAACTTATGTATCAGTCCATCCAAGAACCTTAGACACTGTAGCGACCACGTTGTGGGAATTAACTTCCACAGAGGTCGTGCCTGTCGTGCCTGCATTAAGCACTACCACGATAGTTGCAGAGTTCACCGAATCGCTTATCAATGGTGTGAATTTCGGCGGGTCTTCTGTTACTACGGCGAGAGGGAAGCAAGTTGCGACGACGAATCTAACAACGCCATCGTCGGGCACGGATTGGATAGCAAATTCCGCAGCAGATGGGTCTGGTTCTAATCTTACGTCTAGCGTAACTGTTAGTATCGCAACGACGGCAGCTAATACCGCGACATTGACATTAGTCAATGCAGGCGCAGCAGATGCGTATCTAACTACGCTGCAATTGCGAGGGATAGCGTTACGCGATGAAACAGTTACGACAAGCACGGCAAGCGATAGCACGTCTATTACAGACTACGGAGAACAAGATATTCGTATAAACATGCCCTATGAAAGCTCACCGTATAATTCGTTAGGCGTTGCGGAATGGGTAACGGGTGTGAATGCCTCGCCGCGATTCCTAGTGCGTTCTATGGAGGTTGTAGGAAACACCTCTGGGGCAATGCTTACACAAGCCCTTGTTAGAGAGCCAGGGGATAAGATAGGCGTTGATGAACTTGTCACGGGGATCTCTAATCGCACGGCATGGTTACTTGGCACGGCGGGATCGTCTGAGTTAGACGAAACGGCGTACCTCGATTTCAATCCTGCTAGTGGCGATTTCTTTATCAATGGCGTGCAGTTTGATCTAAGTCCTGGGAACATCTTACGAGTGAGATGGAATCTTGCGCCTGCACAACAACAGCGGTTCTGGATATTGCAACAAGCAGGCGCGTCTGAATTAGGAACGACGACAGTCTTAGGATGGGCCTAAGAACGAAGAATTTGCTATCATAAGCTAAGTGCTTATTTTGGAGTAAGTTATGGCCTGGACAAGTCCGCGCACATGGGTCTCGGGTGAGTTAGTAACTGCGGCATTGATGAATACTTATATCAAAGACAATCAAGTAGCGCTCGACACGTTTCTCGGCGGTCAGAATCTCACGGATAATGCCGTGCTTATGGGTAACGGCACGTCGCCTATTACGCCTGCGAGTGGCGTGTATGGATACGATTCAACGGCTGCACTGAAGATCGAAGGGGCGGACCCATATCTGTCACTAAAAGAGACGACAAATACCAAAGAGTGGAAGATACAGGTTGTTGACGACAGCAGCGAGTCATTGATTCAGATTCCGACTCCAACTGGTGGCACGACA